TATACTGAAGTATAGGGGTCCTTAAGGATTGCAAAGCTCTTCGAGCTAACTCTCCTCTCGGGGTGTGCGCGTTTGCATAAGCGAACTTGCACGCCTTTTTGCTGGTTTCAGGTGTATACTTGAACGACTTTTCTAAGTCGTGGGATAATCCCAACCCTCCTAGATGACGTGGAACGAACATGATCGGCTTCACGTCTCCATACTCACGCATGTTTTCTACGAAAAGTGCGAGTGCTTTTGATCGCTTGCTCGTGGGTCCGGAGTACCACTCCATTTCCCTTGCAAGTGCATGGCCCTTCCCGAAAATCGGGTTGGTGTCATCATCTCCAGTACGAGGTTTCGTTTCTGGGGATAGCAGCCTCATCGGGATTATATCCTGATAAAGGCAGGTGGTCATATCGCCTGTGTTCAAAGAGCCCCCTAAAAAGAGAGCTCTTTCACAGTACTTCCCACCAAGGGTGTACACACCCCATTTGTCGTCCGAGGGTTTAACCCTATAACGGACAGCCGATGGCTTATACCTACGGTTCACTTTAAGTGACCCGAAACGTATTATATCATCGCCGGCACACCTCCAGGGGTGACGACGAAGATCTAGTAGTCCAAGCGGTGTTTTCCGCTCCGATGCTGCCACATCCACAGCTTTGCTGAACGTGTGTAGAATTATTTTAGTCCCCGGTAAGCCCATAAGGGCCCCGCGGGTTGAAAGATCCTTTGTTTCACCTATTTGTACAACAAAAGGTTGCAGGATTAGTTCATGGGCAAAGCGGAAGTAATCGCTCACCCCTTCCCATGCTTCCCAAAAGGAAGACATGTGTAAGTTTCCGGCTTCATATTCTATGAAGTCCGTTGATCTTTCAAGATCTCCTAGTAGGATTCCCTCCCAGAGGTCGGTTCCACGGAACTCTGTACCCCATGCGAGCTTTAGGTCTTTGACTAGCTCCCATGCTTGATTACCGGCGCTAAGCCCCGATGTCAAGGTTGGATCACACTCCAATACGTTGCGCATTACGTGTGCATAAGGCTGAAGGTATGTCGTAAGACATGCCATAGACTTGGATGGAATCCGGGCTTTACCGCCCGGCTCTCCCATCGACGTTAATAACGTCGTGAACATACGTCCTGTAGGGCGCCCATTTTGTTCAATGTACCCGTCTTCGACGAGCATAACATAGCAATATGTATGAAGGAGCACAGCAAGCCTGTGCTCCTCCATTCCAACAAGTTCGGGATGAATCCATCCTGACCTGTCGATCTCCTCCCCAATTTCTGCCTGTGGCAGATCGCGGATGTTGGGGATTTCCGCCTTCCATCTTGGTTGGTTCGCCTTCAGGGAGAAGTATCCTCCTGTTGGCAGTTCCCACACCTCATCAGAGGGTGGGTTGGTCTCAAGCCATCTCAGGAATCCTGGGATGACTTCGGCCTTTTTGCCTCCATCTTTCGATGTGCGTTCAAGGCACCCCCTATTCGTTAGGGAGCAGTGAGAGTGACAACGAGAAAGGATACCTTTCTCAGTTGCACACTTCCGAATTTCGGCACCCGCTAAGCGGGAGTTGAATTTAATGAACTCCTTATCCTCTTGTGACAAGAGGGTAGGCGTACTGTCACAGTATGTAGCGCGGGTCTCTTCAAGAGCCTCGGCGCAAGCGACCCCATCTGCAGATGGAAATGTTCGCGTGATGCAGTATTCTACTGCTGAAGATGTAATCTCGGCGTTTATTTCGCCAGACGTCAGCCACGTCCCTTCAGGGAGAGGTGGCCATGACGGCTTGTATTTAGGAAAAGGATCCAAAGGATCCCTCCCGAATATGGTATTGGACACCCACAACGTGTGTTGTTTCCATTCCTTTATGGCTGGTTGAGTTCGGCCTTTGGCCACGACTATGTCGGTCAAAACCTTCCACCATCCCACCTTGTATTTATAGACTGAGTCTGTATCTGGCAGGGTAAGGTCGATTGCAGTGAGCATTGCTCTTACGACCTTTCGTTGACCCAAAAGCTTAGCTTTAGGGAGCTTTACAAGCTGTTGAAGAGTAGCATGGGCCTTTTGGACCCCTGCTTCCCTAAGGGCTGGCCAGTTCTGTTGAACAAAACCGGCACAGTCCTCCCGTTTAACGGTGTCTGAGCGGCGGAACCTACGGTTTGCACCGTACCTCTGCCTGGACTGACCTTTTCTGACCTGTAACAGGTCCGGACGGGTTAAACCGATTCGATCGGCATGCCCCGCATGTTGCTCTCGGACCTCCTCCAACGTTCGTAAACCTTGGATTTGGCGCCCGGGAAGCATCCGTTGTGGTTTCT